GTCAAACGGCCCTCTCTAACGCGGAAAATGCGCCAGTTTAACGAGACTGGACCTCGTACACGATTAGACCTCGCTCGACGATGTTGGAACAGCAACCAAAGTTACTGCGACAACAACGGGAGTGGTCGGTAAAGTATTACCAGAAAATGTCAGGCTAGTCCCACCAGCCGCATATCCGGACACCTGAATGTGAGTCATGTAAACTCCATACAAGGCAGTGACTCCAGTATTAATCCTTCGGTCAGCAACAATGCCAGCATAATCAATACTCGTACAATTCACCAAAGTGGGATTTGCCAAAGTAACCGCTGTAGATGCTCCTCCCCAATGTACGCATAGGTAATAAACCCCTGCCGTAATCAACGGAGACAACACAATTGCCGTAGTAGTAACCGAAACACCAGGCATCGTTCCATATTCGGTTCCTAACGTGGCCCCAAAAGGACTTCCATTGGAATAAGTAGTGTTTGCATAACGGAAATATAAACCCTGCAATGGATTGGTACTTGCTTTAGGTTTTAATAGTTCAGCCTCATAAGATACCCATATTTCTCCAATCACCGCGGCAGCTTGCATACCGACTGTGGCTAATTGGAAATTACCCATATCAAATAGTCTTCCGTCATCATCAGCAGCTAGGTCACCATGCCTAATCGCTAATGTGCCATAAGGTCTGTCAGTTGTGGAACATTCAACCCCATGAATTACGTTGGCACTAGGTTTGCCACTAGTAACCCCCATGGAATTTTCCATTTCTGACTTAGACCCATAATTGGCAGCCTCGATGTCGTAATTTGTGCACATAATGACAGATCCCAGAGCCGTGTTAGTGCTACTCAATGAATCGCCACTATTTGAAACGAATACAAACAAACATCCTAGTATTCGATATTGTTGAAAATTAGCCGCCAAATCACTTCCCCAAGGGAAAGTAGTTGGTAGTCCTATATTGATGGGAAAAGATGTTAGGGAAAAACCGACGGATCCTGAAACTTCACCCAAATATTCAGTATGAGTGAACCTTATGTTCCGATCGGCATTGGTGCTTCGTCTAAATTTTGGTACGCCTGAAATTACCAAAGAATTTTTCTTAGCTCCATTAAAATGATAATCCCCCATGCCCATTACATTAGCAGCTTGGTTACTCAACATTTTTCCTAATTCGGAACCCATTGGGCCACCAAAATAACCACCAATATCTCCGGCAGCCTGATTCATAAGGTTACGTGGGATTTTGCTTTTCCTGAATCGTTGTATAGCTTGTCCAAACTTCCCATTTTTCTTCTTTTTCTTTGCACAAGGTACCAACTCAGGTAATGCCGCCCCGCTTTCATAAGCCATGACGTTGTATAACTTATGTGCACCAATACCCCAATTCAGATTTAAATAACTCAAACCTGAAAACAAAGAATGCCAAAACCAATGGGTATTAGTGCCATATTCGGTATCTTCCTCGGTACCGAAATCGGCGCCTGCTGATAAGGCTTCATACATAGAAGATACTCCAATCAATTTTTGAATTTCTTCATAAACGGGAGCAATTTCACAAATGAATTTTTTGCTAGGAGTCATTAGTAGGTTATCAAAATCAAACCCATCACAGCCATTTTCCATAGCAGCCAGCATATTTATCAACTCTCCAGACAAGAAATAGGGGCAGTCTTGGATGTCAATCGTTTCTTCAAGCCAACAATCAACAGCCATAACAACATCCACCTCAACTTTATACATTTCGGAAAACTGATAATAAGTATCCAAAGAAGGACGACAACAAATTCCTCCCTGAATACGATAAGGGTTCCATTGTGATGAATCATGTATTGCCCTGATTCCACGAGCTTCAGCAGTATTGGCTAAACCGCGTAAAATTGCCCCAACTATGGGGACATGTCCAGCCACACACATCAATCCTTTAACGGTACCATAAAGTCTACCCTTAAAGTGTTTCTTTGAAGCTTTAGGAAAATTCATGCCCAATTTGGATAAAACTTTAAATGGTTTAGATCCATATCGACAAGATCCCTCAACCATCCAAAAATAGCCTGAACAATACTCACAATCATTCAAATTGTCCCTTATAACCTGCTTCATGTCCCTTCCTAAAGCAGTGTACATACGTAAGGCCAATTCGTGGTCAGGGTTTCCGTAATGGAACGTTAAATTATCGTCTCCATTAAACACACCACTCCAATTGTCGTCAAA